TTTCTAAAATGTCATTAAGGTTTTCCTCAGACATTAGCAAACTTTTCTCCCTTGTGATAGTTAACAAACTCATTAATATACTGCTCCAGTAGTTTCATATAATACATTTTATCATACTTTTCAAACAATTGCACCTCTCCATCTTCACATGCCTGAATAATCACAAGTTTCTCTACTTCAATGCCTGTGAGATCGTAGTACAGAGCACCATAGGCAGCACATTGAACAAAATAATGTTCAATCCACTTCTCAGGTTTCTGCTTACGAGAAGTCTTAAAGTCTACAATTGCCAGCTCCCCTTTGTATTCCGCGATGCAATCAACACGACCAGCGAGTCCAAAATACTCACTGTACAGGGGTGCTTCTAGAGCGTGTATATTATTTATGTCGTTCAAATAAGGGAGTGCTTCTTCAAACAACTGCCAAGGTTTTGACATCTGTTCCATAAGATCCTTAGGTTTTACCTCAAGGTTATTGAGATAATCTTCAGTATACTTATGGAACTTAGTGCCGCGAGTCGTACCTTGTTTAGAGATACGATCTGCCTCAGCATCACCAACACGTTTACGCCATTCCGCAATGCTCTTACGAGACTTCATTGAGGTGATTGATGTAATAGATGGTAGTTTCCTACCACTCGGCGTGGTGTAATACCTTACGCCGTTAACAGTGGTAGGTTCAGGGAGTTCACTTAAGGAATGACCAACGTGGGTAAACATATTAAAGACCAAGATTCATTTTGCTTACGAGGTAGGACTTCACCAGTCCAGAGCGGACAATATCATCAACAGTAAATTCAATAGAACTAAACTCTTTCATGTCCTCAAGGATCTTCATGAAGTCAATGATACCATTCTTCTCATGCTGTTTCACAAGGTCAGTCTGAACAACGTCACCACAGAACATGATCTTAGAGTTCTCACCGACTCGGGTGATGATTGAATCAAGTTCGTGGAAGTTCAGGTTCTGTGCTTCATCAATCAGTAGGATGGCATTATCAAATGTAGTACCACGAATGAATGATGTAGACCAGAAACTAATAGTTCCTTGTGCTTTCAAGTTAGTGTACAAGAGTTCAAATGAATTATCATCTGGCATCTTGAACATATACTTCACCATATTCTTGTATGGGATCTGATAGAGCGAAGACTTATCTTCGTGGTCTCCAGGAAGGAAACCGATCTCGCGTGTAGCGACCAGAGACCTGACAATATAGATTTTTTCATAGGGAGAGTTCTCATCTAGCACATCCCGCAGCGCCAGGTATAAACCAATGAAGGTTTTACCTGTACCAGCAGCACCATAAGCAAAGATGTTCTGCTCCATACCGTAGTCATGGAAGAACTTTTCCTGGTTCTCTGTCAGTGGCTCAATAGTCTTGAGATACTGAGAATTAATAGGTTTCTTTCTTTTCATCTGCTTCGTAGACATTCCGAAAGGAACAGGAGTTGCGGCTGTGTTTCTTTTTCTTGGCATGTAATTTTAGATCAAGTATAACGGGAGAGATTTGCACCAGGGTGACGAGACTGTACTTTCTGCATCACTTCCTTGAACCCAGCAGACTGTTTAGGTTCTCCATATATTGTACCACCAAACGCTGCTTGTGACCAGTCCTTGTCCCAGTCTGGGTTATCCTTTCGCCACTGTTCGTACTCAGAGATTGACATCTTGAGTTCTAGAGTGTCTCCGTTCTTTAAATTTTTGACGTTGTATGTCGGCATGTTGGTAATGTCGGTTAAGTATCTATATCAAACCCAATCTGGTTTGCGGGATGGGTCACGAATATAATTAGATGCAACCCAAGGTTTGCTGCTAATGTACATTTTGTAAGCAGTAATAGTATCAATGCTTGTGTCAAGTTTAAATTCATCGGGCATAGCACGAACAAAGGGCGTTGTATGCTTCCCTGAGCGTCCTTGGGGGTCCGCAGTAGGAAGAATGTCTTTTGCTACTAGAAGGGTGTTGTAGCAGGTGTGAACCTTCCCATAGCGGTTCTTATATTCCTCACACAATGCAAGACCATGAGCAAGTAACCACTGCCAGTTGTTAACAAACTCATTCGCCCATTTAGTACAAGGATGATTACGAAAAGCACCCTTCTCAGTAGCATAGGGTTGACCATCTGCTCTAGGAAGAGTGCCGAATCCATGACCCCATTTGTCAGAACATACAATGGATAGCATCTGACAAGTCTCTAAAGGCATTTTTACAATGTGCTTGTCAGGCAATACCACAGCAGACTGCCATGGACTAGGGTCAGTGACAAAGATATTCATAGTTTACCATTCCAATGCTTCGGATACAGTTGGGAACTGCTCCTTAAAGATAGCACGGGCACCTTCTGCAAGCAACATATGTTCCTTCTGTGTACCGTTAGCAGACCTCAGATCAATCCAATGGATCCATGACCGCACAGATCCCGACATGTAGAGTCTTGTGGGTACGCAGAGGGGAAGCACATTTCTTGCACATTCCTTTGCCACACCTGCATCAAGCATTTGATGATACAGATTCATGGAAGAACTGAACAAAGTTTGCATCTGCATCTGCAGACGTTGAACAATAAACTCATCAAGATCATCAATAGAGTTCTGACGGTTCTTAGTGTCCTGACGACGAAGTTCAGGCAGAGGAATGTTATCTGCCAACATAGAACTGTCAGCATACCGCTGGGAAAACTCTTGATATGTGAAGCTACGGTGACGCAAAATTTGAGCTGCGATTGCCCGTGTAGTATTGATCTCAAGAGTCATGAATGCCTGTTCAAAGATTGACCAGTGCTGATGCTTAATGCAATAGCGGAGCAGTCCAGCGTACTTCTCATTGTCCTGATTAGAAGGGTTGCTTACACGGGCACAATATGCCATATGTTGTTCAGCATCAGGAGTAACTGAGATAAGCTTTACTGTCATTCTGTTTATGAAACACTACAGAGTTATTTTAGCAATAAAAAAGACCCCTGTCAAGGGGTCTCACACATCAATCTGGATAACCATCATCGTCATCCGCTACTCCTACTCTATCGTCATCTATATGCTTGTATAGATCTATGTCTGAATATATTTCGCACTCTAACGCATCTACAAGTAATTTTAAGTTTTTAATTATTAACTTAAGCCTATCTCTATCTACCTGCATGATACCTCCATAGTAAAAAGGGAGGGTTTGACCCCTCCCATTTATTTATTAGTCTTCCAGAAAGGAATACCTAATGATTTTAAGTTGACCCATTTAGCGTAATTTACACCACGATAAGTTAAGAACGCGAAGGTCTTATCTGGATCGTGTTTCTCAGGGTCATACGCTGGCAGGTCATATTCTATTTTGACCTTGAGCATTTATCCCCCTACAGTTTTTGTAAGAGAATCATTTCACCGTAAATCATAGCAATGAATGCTGCACAACCTAAGGACGTGAGTCCAACAACAGTTAGTGCTTGCATGGCGATCACTTAGTATAGGTGCGACCGCGATAGCAGAAGGTGCCATGAGACTCCTTGCTCTCTACACAACGCTGATCATACTCAACGCCACGATATGCAGTGTGAGTGATCTGAGCATCATGAAGAGCAGCAGCCTTATTGATCTGCTTCTTGATGAGTGTAAGTGTGTTCATTTGTTTACTCCTAAAAGAATGGGATTTTTGCCCCGTTCCTTCAGTCGTTTGCGTCCCAGTAGTAATCACATTCTGGTACAGATTCCTTTACGGTCTCTACCAATTCTAACTTCCACTCTGGCTTTAGACCCTCATGCTTTTTAATCCCAAGGATTAAGGCATCAGCATCTGCACAAGCCATTGTTGAATAGAGTAGTAACTCAAACATGGGATGAACGCTCCGTTCCGCGACTTACTTGCGTCCTAAGTTAGAGTCTGATTGCATTGACCTTCTACCTTAGATCTAAAGTAACTTATCAAGTTATATTTAGACCGACGATCCAAATTGTCATCCATAAGGATTTCAATTCGTTTCTCTAAGAACCTTTCACAAGTCATGTGCCACCCATAAGGGTTGCCGTCATCATGATGGGCTAAGGTCAATGCCAGCAAGACTGCTAACATCGGATGAACGTATGGTTATTATACCATAGTATTTAGTGACTGGCAACTGTATAACGTGATACAGTTTAATTATGTCGTAATGTTTTGAGATGTTCTAAGATGTTTTCACGAACCCACATCAATTCATGATAGCACTTCTGGTTGTGAGCACACTGACGTAACTGAGGATCTGGTTTCAGTACACTCTCAATGAATAGATCTAGACCACGATTCCATTTTACTTCTTGGGGTTCGCCGTCGTTGATAACGTACTGATCTTTCATTTAATCATACCTCTCTGTTTCATGTGTTGCAGGGTTTCTTTGAGGTTGCCAATGTGTCTAGCACCGATGGCAACCTGTGGATATGTAGCATCTGAACCAAACTCCTGTTCAAATGCACGTTGAGTGAAGTGTTCATCTAAGCGGTACTCTAAGAATTCTCCTCCTAAAGACTTAAGGAGTTGTGAGAGTCGCTCACATTCTTGACTGCCGTTGGTGTAGATAACTGAAATACTCATTTCTTTTTGTGATTGTACTCTATTACAATTTGTTCGTGCTCTGTAGTTTTATCTGAACAATAGAAATGCCTAACACTTTTGGCATCTAATAGTTCAGCGACCTTATCAATAAGGTTATTGGCAATATTCCGTTTAGTTACGTCAGTCACGTTGTCTCCAGTCATCAGGTTTATCTTGTTTGAACCAATCTACAATTTCATCTGCACCATCAAACCCCTTCTTGTAATTAGATGGGTCGGGGTCTCCTAGTCCCATCTTATTCATAAA